AAACCAGAATGCTTAACTGAAGAAGAGTACATGACACTAAAAGGAATATTTAAACATATCAACAATAGAATAGGAACAACAGAACAATCAGCACTATTAAAAATATATAATAGAATCTTCAAAGCAAATAAACAAATGTCAACATGCAGTTCATGTGTTAGAGAATTAGTAGATGTAATGAAAAAACTATTTAATGAATATGAATATGAACAAGAAACACAAGCTGAAGAAGGAAGCTGAAGATAAGCTAAGAGACTATCTTAATGAATATGAAGAAGATATAAAGAACAATGAAAATACAGTGAAAGATGAGCAACATTGAAAACCTTAAACATTTTGAAAAAGGCAAGAGTGGTAATCCTGCTGGAAGACCTAAAGGAAGTAAGAATAGAAGTACTATCATAAAAGAAATACTTAACCTAATGGTGCAAGTAAAAGATGAAAGCACAGGTGAAGATGTATGGCAAAGCAATGAATATAGAATGGTACAAGCAATGGTTAATAAAGCAATTGAGAAAGGAGATGTTGCTGCATTCAATGCATTGTATGATAATCTATATGGCAAGTTAAAAGATACTGTTGACATGAACACAACAGAACAAGTAAACCATGACTTCAGAAAACTCATTGCAGGAATTAAAGCTACATCATAAGTATTTAGTACTTGATGAATCTAAAGCAAGATACTTTATCATAACAGGTGGTAGAGGTAGTGGAAAATCATTTGCTATTAATACTATTCTATTATTGCTAACATACCAAGCAGGACATACTATACTATTCACAAGATATACATTAAGATCAGCAGCAATATCTATTATACCAGAGTTTAAAGAAAAGATAGAGCTGTTAGATAAGGTAGATGATTTTAAAATAACAAGAGATGAAATCATTAATAAAGGTAATGGCAGTAAGATAATATTCAGAGGTATTAAAACCTCATCAGGTGACCAAACAGCTAACCTTAAATCATTGCAAGGTATTACAACTTGGGTAATGGATGAAGCAGAAGAACTAACTGATGAAGATACATTTGATAAGATTGATTTAAGTGTAAGAAACAAAGCACAAGAGAATAGAATAATACTAATACTAAACCCAACAACTAAAGAGCATTTCATTTATCAAAGGTGGTATGAAGCAAGAGGTGTGCAAGCTGGTAGTAATATAACTAAAGATGATACTACTTACATACATACTACATACTTAGACAACAAAGATAATCTTAGCAAAAGCTACATTGAGCAGATTGAGCAGATGAAGCAAAGAAGACCTGATAGATACAAGCATACTATACAAGGTTCATGGTTAGATAAAGCAGAGGGTGTTATATATTCTAATTGGTCAATAGGTGAATTCAAGTTCGTTAATAAAGTTGTTTATGGACAGGATTATGGATTTAGTAATGATCCAAGTACATTAGTTAAAACAAGCATAGACAAAGAGAATAAAATAATATATGTTAAGTTATGTTTCTACCAAGCTAAATTAACTACAAGTGAGTTAGCACAATTAAATGTAAAGTATGCAGCTAATGATTTAATAGTTGGTGATAGTGCTGAACCAAGATTGATAAATGAGTTAAGCAGACATTGTAATATAGTACCAGCTATCAAAGGACAAGGTTCAGTAACATATGGTATTAGTATGATACAAGATTATGATTTAGTAATAGATAGTGATAGTACTGATTTAATTAAAGAACTTAACAACTATGTGTGGTTAGAAAAGAAATCACAAACACCAGTAGATAATTACAACCATGCATTAGATGCTTTGAGATATGCAGTAAGCTACCAACTACAAAGTGGTGGTGATTACTATATTTATTAAGCAGGTCTTAAGCACCCCTTAAGCATTAAGATAAGATAAGAAAAGAAAAGATAATATTTGTACATAACACTAAGCACTTTTTTTTACATTATATATATATGAAAGTAACAACACCAGATACACTTAAAGATATTACATTACAACAATACCAGAAGTGGTTAACAGTAAGTGAAAGCAATGAAGATGATAACTTCTTAAAACAAAAGATGGTAGAGATATTTTGCAACATACCATTAAAAGATGTTCTTAATATAAAAGCATCAGACATTGATTTACTAATAGAAGATATAAACAAAGTATTTAAACAAGAAGCAGATTTTATTGATAAGTTTAATTACAATGGAGTAACATATGGATTTATACCTAAGTTAGATGATATGTCTTTTGGTGAGTATATTGATCTTGACACTTACTTACCTGATTGGAAACAAATGCACAAAGCAATGAGCATATTGTATAGACCTATTACAGCAGAAGTAAAAAACAAATATTTAATAGAAGATTATCAAGGTGCTGATTACTATGATTTAAGAAATATAAAACTTGATGTAGTTTTTGGTGCATTGGTTTTTTTTTACAATTTAAAGAAAGAGTTATTGAATCTTATACTGAATTATTTGGGCAATCAAAAGGAGATAGAGTTGCAAGTTCAGGAAATGGATTTATTGAAAAGTGGGGGTGGTATCAATCAATATATGCATTGGCACAAGGAGATGTTAAAAGATTTGATGACATTACAAAAATGAATATGCATACATGTTTACAATACTTAGCTTTTGAAAAAGATAAACAAGATTTAGAAAAACAAATGTTTAAAAGAGATAGATGACAAGAGAAACAATATTAGAGAAACTTATGGAACAGCAGTTAGTAGATAAAGATGAGTATGTAATATTAGCAGATGGATTTGAAGCAGCATTCATTGGTGTTACAACTAACAAACCAATAAGAGCAGTTTATAACTATTGGAAGTGTTTAGATTTATTAATGAAAGATGAAGATGCTGACTTTGATGAGTCAATAGATTGGTTAGATGAATTTATTGAAGAAGATTTAGGAAAGCATGCACCATTATATATAAAATCAATATGAAGAGTTTTTACAAAATAATAGATAGTATAAGAGATGTAGTTAAAGCAGAACCATTTAACAATGAAGTTAGTTTTGGTGATATTGCTGATATAGATTTAAAGAAGCAGTCATTGTTTCCTTTATGTCATATCATGGTAAATAGTGCAACAATACAAGATAACTATGTTGTTCATAATATGACTATATTCTTTATGGACTTAGTAGATATTAGTAATGAACAGACAAGAGATTATTTTCTTGGTAATGACAACAGGCAAGATATACTAAACACACAGCTTGCTTTAGCAACAAGAGTAATTAGAAGATTACAAAAAGCAGATACATATAGAAATGGTTATGAGTTAGTTAATGATGCTACATGTGAACCATTCACAGAAAGATTTGATAATATGTTAGCTGGTTGGGCAGTTACATTTGATATAGGTACAACAAGTGAAATGACTTATTGCTAATGAGTAAATTTAAACAGGCATTAGACAAGTATGCTAAGTATGTAATACAGCAATCAAGAAGCAACCTTACTAAAAAAGGTAGTAAGGCAAGTGGTAGGTTGTATAAAAGTTTAGGTTATAAAATACAGGGAAGTAGTGTCAAATTTTTTAGTGAGGAATATGGTCAGTTTATTGATAAAGGTGTAAAGGGTGCTAAATCAACTTATCCTGAAAGTAGTAAATCACCATTTAGATATAGAAGCAAAATGCCACCAAGCAAAGTATTTGATAAGTGGACAATAAAAAAAGGAATAGCACCAAGAGACAAATCAGGAAAGTTTATTAAGAGACAATCACTAAACTACTTAATAGCAAGAAGCATTTACAAGAAAGGAATTAGAGCAACTATGTTTTTTACTAAACCATTTGAAAGAGGTTTAGATAAATATGGAGATGAAATAGTTGCAGGATACATTGAAGATAATTTAACAATATGAGTACAATAATAAGAACAAGAAGTCCATTTTTTATAAGAACACCAAATGAAACAGATGCTAATCTTAGCTACTTTCAAATAGTAATTACTGTTCATGGTGGTGTAAGTGGTTCATCTACAGTATGTGATGATTTATATGCACAATTTACATTAAAGAAAAAAATACTTGGAACAGAAAACTCTGTAACTTTTGAAATAAGTGAAATAGTAAATGATCACTTAATACAAACATTTAATGGTACTTATTCAACAAGTGCAAGAACACAATCTATATGGGTAGATGTATCTACAACAGCAAGACAATCTAATGGTACTATAATAGGAAGTGCAACTAACACAACATACTTAGCACAAGAAGGTTTTAACAAATTTAAAGAAGGTGTTAACTATACTACAGAACCAATAGCTATGATTAGTGCTGATTACTTAGAGTATCATAAAGGTAGTTACATTACTCTACCCATCAATGGTGAAAGAGTAAGCAGATTAACGTGGAAGCTAAACGGAGGTGTTGTTTCTACTGCTAACTTTACTGACAATGGCAATCAGAATCAGAAAGTAAAATATGGTACAGTAAACACAGCAGCACAAAGCTATGATGAGGTTGTTGTAACTTATGATACTACACAAAACAAATCAATAACACTTAAAGAAATATCTGAGTGCAAGTATGAGGTATTTAAAGTAACATTCTTAAACAGGTGGGGAGCTTTACAAGATATATTCTTCTTTAAGAAATCTACTGAAAGTTTAGATACAAGAAGTGAACAATTTAATAGAAGCATATTTAAAGCAAGAGATGTTTCATTAGAACCACCTGAAGAAGGTGATGATTGTGTTGAAACAGTAAATTACAATTCTTATTCTACTACAGCACATGCAAAGAAAACATTCAATGTAAATGGCACAGAATCAATAACATTAAATAGTGGCTTTGTTAGTGAAACAGGCAACGTATATTTTGAAGAGTTAATGGTTAGTGAGAATATTTGGCTAACAGATGGAGCTGGTGTTGTATATCCAGTAAACTTAAAAGATAGTAACTTCATTTATAAGACAGGGTTAAATGATAGAATGATAAACTACACTATGAACTTTGAAATGGCATTTGATTTAGTAAACAACATTAGATAATGCAAAAGGTAATACTATATATACAACCTCAATTAAGAACAACTACTACTGCACAGGATTATGTAAGAGTTGATTTAATGGAGGAGGATTTAATTACACTTACACAGGTAATACAAGATGTAAAAAACATTGAAAAAGTATTTACTGATTATAGTAGAACATTTAACTTGCCTGCAAGCAAAACTAATAACAAGATATTTAAGTATTGGTACAACCCTGATGTAGAAGGTTTTGATAATCAGATAATGTCAAATGCAAGAATAGAGTTAAATCACTTTGCATTTAAAGAAGGTAAGATAAGGTTAGAAAGTGTTACTATGAAACATGGTGAACCAAGTTTATATAAAGTAACTTTCTTTGGTAATACTACAACTGTTAATGATTTAATAGGTGAAGATAGTTTAGATGACTTAAGGTGGTTAATTAATTTTAATCATAACCCAACAGATACTAATGTTAAAGATGGTTTAGAAAATGGTTTAAACTTCACAATAGATTCAGTTTCATATCCTGATGCAATTATATATCCACTAATAGCACATAGTCAACAATACATTTATGATGCTACAAGTAATACAAGTAATGGTTTAAATATTAGCACACATACTTCACATCACTTACAAAGAGGAGTAATAACTGAAGATTTAAAACCTGCTATATTAATAAAACATATTATAAAAGCCATTGAAGAGCAATATTCATTAACATTCAAATCAGGAGAGTTTTTTGATAGTACTCATGTTAGCAATTTATACATGTGGTTACATAGAGATAAAGGAAAACTTACTACTGAAAACTTTAAACTTTTAAATAATCAATCTTTCACTTGTGTATCTACCACACTTGAATGTCAACATTATGGTGGTGCTACAGCTAATTGTACATTTGATACTTCTACTGGATTATTTAATTTTCATGATACTAATTCATTTTTAACAGGTAATGGCCAAGAGGGTTTTAATTTTAATGTAGAAATTACACCAACACTATCAACAACAGCATATACTATAGAAGTGGTAAACACTTTAGATAATGTGGTATATGCTACACTTGAAAATGTTACAGGAACACAAACATTAAATTCATCTTTTGGTTTTGATAGAAACATACCAATAGCATTTAATGAAAAATTTTCTTTAGCTGCAAGAGTTAAATCTAATTCATCTTTACAATTTACATGCACAATTAATTTACAACATAGTTTTGAAAATCTTGGAACAAGAACTACTATAGCAGCAGAAATGCAATCAACAGGTGGTAATATTTCTTTAGATATAGGTGTTTTAAATATTTCTGAAAATATACCAAAAATGAAAGTTCTTGATTTTCTTACAGGTGTATTTAAGATGTTTAATTTAACTGCTTATATTGATTTTAATGGTGA